TAATTTTGCTGTTGGCATTTTTTCCTTGATTTTTCCAGTCGAGTAAATTGGTCGGTCGTCCGGCTTACTATAATTTACCAATTAGCTCTTAAAGAAAACCCCGCTTATTAGGCGGGGCAGACTTTATTCCTCAATTCTGATAGCATCGAGATAGGTAGCACTTAATTGCGCTCCAATTAACAATATTCGTGTAGTTTCGGCAGGAATATCAAGTTCTATTGTTTTTTCCACAGTGTCAGCAAAATTATAGGTGCTGGAACGAATTAAGGCGTTACCTTTGGCAAAATTCACTTGTCTATTTCTTGAGTCTATCTTTTGGGCAATGGCTGTGAATTTTAATTTTTTATACAGAGTTGGGTCAATATTAGTTAAATCAACCCAGTTTGCAGTTGAAGCGGGGTCGCTTGCATAAGGCAGGGCAATTCTGTATATTTCGTTATATTTTGTTATAGCAACACTTTGTCCAATAGTACACCAATCTGCAATCATGTAATTGTTAGCCGTTCCAAGGAACGCATATTTGTAAGGATAGGTTGCTTGATACACCAGCTGACTCCCCACATACGCTTCCTGCACCTCCTTACTCCCCACATACGGCTTTTTACTTGTGCTTCCGAAAGAAATACCCATAGTTATTCCTCCTTATTTCTTGCTCTCAACCAAGAGCGTATTTATTGCCAACAGGATATGCCTTAGCCTTGCCTTTGCTTCTCCAATATCCTCGCACTTCAGTAGTATTTCGATAATATCGTCATGCAAATCAGACAGAACCTTTTTCGTCTTTCGTTCCATAATTACACCTCAAAATATTTACAATAACCGTTCTCATGAACAAGCTTACGGCAAAACGCGCCCTTGCTCTCAACTTCATAGCATGGACAGCATTCCTTGTAACACTACGCAAACTCATTATAGATATAAGTCTTTCCGTCATGACAAGTATGCAGCTCATTCATTCTATACGGACACTTCATACTCTTACCTCCTGCTCCAACAACTGCAACGCATCCCTGATAGCATAATACATATGTGCTTCCGCAGGGCTAACCATTCCCCGGTCGCACTCATGCAATATAGAAAGGCATCTCGCATTTTCCAACAGTTCTTTTGCTTTAATAATGTTGTCAATCATATGCTTATCCTCCATGTTCCCACCCACCATCCCTTAATCTTATTTAAGACTCCGTCACCAAATACAGAGTAGTAGCAACAGGATTAGTGGGAAGCGCACTCACCACCTGAATCGCTGTGACATTCTGAATCATGGGAGCTAGCGCAGACTGTGCAGCATAATAGCTTGCAGCCTGACCATTCAGATTGCTGGCATTATTGGCACTCGTAGCAGTAGTAGCACTGTCCGCAACCTCCGCAGCGTGTACTTTACCAGTAGCGCCGGAACCAACATAGTCAGAAGTTTTCATATACCCATCAAGGTCAACGCTTGCACCGTTAGTGACAATGGTCAACACACCACCAGCCTGAATAGCGATGATATTAGAGTTAATTCGGAATGCATAATCCGGTAGGGAAGTACCGTCAGGCAATCTCGCAGTAACATTCTGCCCATCAACCGTAAAGGTATCGCCGGTACGGAAGTCACCAGTAGCGGTAAACCGCAGAACAGGAACGCCAGCGGTGGCACGAACAATAGCGTGGAGAGTGCCGGACTTGTTGTGCGTAGCACTGGTAACACCCGCACCCTGATTTGCTTTCATGGCATCATCGATTTTGTCCCAGTTCGGGTTAACTTGGGTCAGCGGGTTAAAGAGGTCAGTACCCTCAACCTTGGTAAGCTGATAGTTAGTAGTATTAGTCATAAGACATTACCTCCTTATACAATAATGTTCTTACCGTTTTGAGCCAACTGCGTATAGGTGAACTTGAGAGCAATCAGTTCATCAACGGTCTTTTGACGGGTAATGAGTTCAGTAACCGTAATACCATCCGCAGCATGAAGCTGTGCAAGGTAATCGAACATCTCCTGAACCGTAACCTTTTCACCAGTAAAGTAATTCAATACTTTAATGCCGATAATTTCCGAAGCAATACTCTCAAAGATATACTCGTTGTTTTCCTCAATCTTCAAATCCATAATATCTTTAAGGCTTTCGCCAAGATTATAGATTTTCGTATTGAGTTCTTCAAGGCTTGCAGCAGTAGTATCAGCCAAATCAATAATGGAGTTATTCAGTTCCTCATAAAGTGCCTGATACTTACCATCAAGTTCGTTATACTGCTTTTGAATTTGCGTTTCAAATTTTGCAATCTCGGCTCTCATATCGTCAAGAGCCTGCTGGATTGCTTCTTGGTCGATTTCATTAACCTCTGCAATTACTTCCTCAAGTTTCTTATACAGCTTGCTAACCATCTCAAGATAGGACAAGCTATCATCGAAAACTGTAGGAAGCACAGGGTTAAAGTTCCAATAGGGCAATGGAGTAATCATTTAATACACCCCCAAGAAACATTGATTTAGGTCTTTATCGTTCATCAGCAAACGCACAACGCTGACCACATATCTACGATATTCGTCATACAGTTTGCCTACACTGACCCCATTATAACCGCTGACCAGCTTAACATAATCCGTTTCGGTCTTGCTATCCACAGTGCCGTTAGCATTAACCGTATTGTTGTTAAGCGTAGCAGACGAAGCGTAGACATTGTTCTCTATCTCGTTCATCTGCACAAGGCCATCAGCAGGGGTGCTTTCAACCGATTTGCTGTTACCGTTAGTGTTAGAGTTGGAACTTGTAGTACCCACATCAGACTTATCCAGCGTTTCCTTATACTTATAATTTGTAAGAGGGTCTATTTCACTCATAGCCATTTTGAACATACCGTTATAATAAGGCATAATCTCGTTAAGCGTGTTACCGAGATAAAGGTCAAATTCACCAGCAGTTTCAAAACCTATCTCACGCATCCAAAAGTGATTAAGGATATACTGATTCAGAACCGAACGGTAATTCTCGTCAAAGATAGGATAAGAGGTAAGGGCATTGAGCTTATACCCGCTTTCGATAATGTACCGCAGTTCGGTTGTGTATTTACTCATTACCCTCACCCTCTTTCTCTACATTAAACGGCTCTGTCGTAAAACTCTGTGTAGAATTCAATGTTTCCATCTGATACTGCGTGAATGGGTCATCCATATCAACCAGTGTAGATGTAGGTTGACGGAAGTTGACCTCAATGTTAAGACCGAACATATTATTGATTTTTTCAGCAGCCTGTCTGCGCATGAGTAGAGGGCTATATCTATAACTCATGCTTTCACTCTGCGCTGCTCTGACCTCACCCGCAAGAACACGCTCACTTTTCTGTGTGGCTTCTTGCGTTTCATAGCCAAGGTAAATCATAATCTCGCCCATAATGTGATGGCGCATTTGCGTAAGTTCTTCGCCCAACCAGGGAGCATCAGTTTTGAGAACCGTAAAGCTATCCTTATCCACGCTTTCATCAACCATCATAAACGGCTCATTTCCTGCGTACTTCAACCAAATGTTTTTAAGGGTGAGCCTTTGCTTATCCGTACCCTTAAACAGCACCGGGGTTTTCTGTGCAAGAATATTAACTCGTCTTGCTTGGTCAATATCGTAAAGCTGTTCAGCGTAGTAATCCAGCCAAGGGAATGTAGGAGATTTAATCATGTTATTATAAACTATAACAGAGTTCTCCATCGTTAGTTCCTGCTGATACCCATTGATAGCCCACACTCTGTATTGAATGGGGTCATTATAGATATTGTAGTCACCGTCAATCATGGCTGGTAGGAACACATAACGCTGTGCAACCTCATCAAAGAAGAAAGCACCCATAGCATATTCGTTAAGGGTCATTTCCAAGAACCGCTCATCAATCTCCGGGGGAAGATTTTCCCACTTGAATCGTGCCATAGCCAGCTCATGCAGCCTACCACGATAAAGGGAATCAAGGATGGAGTTGGAGAATAGTGCCGAGTTGCTTTCATTCTTTAGAGGAATAAAAGGTTTATTCTTTCCCATGCTTTACCTCCTTTCAAGAAGTAGTAATAATGGGATTGGCAAGTGTACCGTAGTTGAATGTACCGTTGTGCCAAAGGGTTACACCACTATCGAACATCTTTTTAATAGATTCAATAGCTTGAGCAGGGCACGCACCAACAACATTGCATCCGATGGTTTGAACAAAATCCCAGTTTTGGCGATTGTGCAATTCAACATCCTTTAAGATAGACACTTTATAACCGTATTGACTAAAGAAGTTATCAATGATTCTTGCATACTCTGCTCTAATTGCTACACAGTTTGCATAGAATCCGCTCTTACCGCTAATGGCATTTGCATCGCTGCTTTCTATTGTACCATTCAAGTTATTGGGCAGGTGTTCAGCTTGTGCAACCTTAGACAGAGAACCGAGAGTAGCAGATATACCACCAGCAATAGCAAGAGGATTGCCTGTTAATCCGCCGACAGCTAAGGTAGCAAGTCCTGTTCCGAACTCTGTGGCCATGCTGTACTTATGCTTTGCCAGCCAGTCCTGATACCCATTATTAACCCAAGGCAGCACAGGAAAACCGGTTAAAGATACTTGGTCTTGAATGTCAATATTATTTCCAGCGTAATTTTCCATTGTGGCAGAAAGTGTTGGGCGCATACCAAAAGGGTGAACTATCTTAAAGAATCCTGTTGCACCCCCATCTGCCATTCGCTCATATCTAAAAGTTTTTGCATCACCGCTTGAAGAAATAATGTTCAATGCACAATAGGGGTAGCAGTACAATTTATTGTTTCTTGGCACAATAGATAGGGTTCTTGCAGGATATGCACCAAGGCTCTCAATCGTGGCGTAATTATCCCCAACCTTTGTTACAGTAAAAACTCCAACGATAGCATCAAGCTGTGAAGCTTTAGTGTACGCATCTATAATTGCTTGAGCAGCCGTCATAGCAGAAGCATTGTTAGCTCTACCACACTCAATCCAGTATACAGGAAACGCAATTCCTCTCACAATAGATGGGGCTTGTATGTGAGCTACAACTCCCTCACCTAATTCTTGTTTAATATAATCAGGTATTCCTGTCATGGCAATAATGACACGCATATCCTCCGGCTTGAATAAGGTGTAGGAATGTGCAGTTGTTACATAGTCACCTGTTTCCAATCCCTCATCAAGAGTATGCGCTCCAACAGCATCATTGCTTACCGTTTCCCTCTCAACAAAACTCTTATTAAAAGTAAGGTCAAACTGCCAGCTTGCCCACACATCCTCATCCAAGATAAGAGCTGTACTTTCAGGAGAAAGATACCGCATATCGTTGACGAAAGCGTAAAACCACTTATTACCGTACCGATGATTTTGATAAGCTACATAGTTAATGTGGTAGCAATTCTCCATCTGACGCTTAATACGCAGCTCTCTCGTTCCGTCAATAAACTGAAAGTCAGTGTAAGTAGCAACAGGTACTTGGTTAGCAAAGAACTGATTCTGTTCTGTCACACTATCCCATTGGAGAACATTCTGATAGGTAGGGTCACAGGGAATACCACTATACAGTTTTACTATCGTATTAGGTGTTACCATTTTATCCCTCCTTAAAGAATTTGGTGGGGCAGGTGGTTAGCCCACCCCACCATAAGATTAACCAACAGTGATAGTGCAGGTAGTGGTCTTGGTGGTGTCCTGAACAGATGTAGCAGTAACAGTAATCTCATTCTTAGCGGTACCATTAGAGCCAGTTTCTTTGCTGCCAAGGATAACCTTACCCATGGTGCTAACAACAGTTTCAGGGTCAGTGTTGCCAGCGAGAGTAAAGGTACACTTGGAAGTGGGGTTGCCAGTACCACTAACAGTGGTGGTAATCTGCAAAGTTCCACCCGGCTTAACCGTAGCTGTGGTGGGAGTAACGGTAAGAGTGGTTACGGTAGGAGCAGCAGTACCGAAAGCAACAGCGTTAGCAAAGGGAGAGAGGGAATATACCATCCACACATGGTAGAAGTAATTCCAGTACAGACCCTCACCGTTATAGGCGGTCTTAAAGGTACGCAGATAATCGTAAACCTGATACCAATTCTTATCCACGAGAATGGCTTCGATACCATCATCACCAAGGTCACCGATATTATCCACCACGATAACATGACCGGCGAACTCTGCTTTATTCATATGGAACGCAGCAGCCAGCACATCAACATCCATGCGGGCGTTGAAATCAGGAGTAGTGATAAGGTACTGCTCATCCTTAGGAGTGGAAGTCCATACACCAGCGTAGTTCATCTGATTGTTAAAGATGGTCATGCCATCAGACACAGCCTTAATCTTAATCATCGCTTCACGAGCGGATGCAGCATCAGTAACAGCGGTGATAGGCTCAACGATAAAGCGACTGTTCTTGTTCCACTCACTGATAAGCTGCTTCATCTGAATAAACTCATCCAGCGTGGCAGACTTATACATGGAATCAACCAGCCCAGCAATGAAACGGTCAAGGCTATCATAAGACAGGAAAGCCTTACGAAGCTGCTCATTGGAGATAGTCAGGGGATAATTGAGCTGACTATCAACGCTGTGGAATACAGAGGACACATTGGGCAGGTGGCGCTTAAACAGGGTGTCCTGTGCAGCTCTGGGGTCGTAAGTCTGCGCCTTAATTACATCAATGTAAATTTCCTCGATGGTTTCACCAACCGCCAGTCTGCCCTTTTTCAGTGCAGCAAGAGGGTTAGTTGCCATACGGTTGTTTAGGATAACAAGGCCGATACGATTAACCAGCGCATTGACGAACTCGTTAGCTTGTGCTTCGTAGGTGAGAATAGCATCGCCAACTTCATGTAGATTCTCTGCGGTAGCTTCAGGGATTCTATCCTGATATACAGCAGTAGCGTTCTGACGAATTACATTCAAAACATTAACACCATTTGGCATAATCATTCATCCTTTCCAGTGTAAGATTCAGCTACTTCTTCATAGGTAAGCTGTTTACCCTCTTTATCGTCTTTAATGTCCTTGCTCTGTTTAGCCTTAGCTTCCATAAGGTCGGCGTTGCCACCAAAGAATCTGTCAATGTACTGTTCACGCAAGGTGTTGTACTTGCCGTTCAGCTCATCGTACTCTTCTTGCGGTACGCCATCAATGACTTCCATGCTTGCGCTATAATCATCACGCAGCCGGGCAATCATCTCCGCACCATCGTCAGGATTCTCATACATATCCATAATGGTGTGCATATAGGCTTCGTGCTCTTCCGGGGTAAGTCTTGGCATTATTATTCACCTCCTTTGCGCAGAATACTGTCAATCTTGTCAGCAAGGGATTGCATCGCTTTCGTGTTATCCCTAATAACATTAGCCTGTTCCTGATTGTTTTTCAACAACAGAATACAGACAACACCCGGGAAGCCAATGTTGGAAATTAGGCTAGTCAACTGAGACAAATCCATACCTTATACCTCCTTAAACCTTTATCTCATTAAGCATTTTCATGACTCCCACCCATGCAGCCTTGGCCTTGCCAGTTTCGAACCTCATTTTTCCTTGCTGAAAAAGGACAGTGGCTAACCGCCATACAGGTTGGTTGCGAACTGACTTAACCATAAGCGTATTTGGTGTGTGGTCTGCCATGCTCAATGTGTACTTTAACGGATAAGATGGGTCATAATCTTCTGAACAATACATCAGCCCAACCTTATCATCTCGCCATACTCCGTAAAATTCTCCGTTAAAGAAGAATCCGAAGTAATAGTAAGCTGTGCCTTGTTTTCTTTCCAAGAACTCATTAGAATCTCTAAGGGCTACATTACCTATTGCATATTCCCCGTAAGAAGTTCCTGCTATGATTTTACCGAATCTTGTTTGCGCCATATGATTAGCAAATTCTTCGCTGCTTACTTTAAGAAGAATAACATCCCCTCCCTTAGCTTTAGCGACTGTCTGTTCTCCAATAAGCTGTAAGCCAAAATAGAGAAAGTAAGGATTATAAAGCGAAACATTATTAGCAAGAAAGACAGCTCTTACATCTCTATCTCTTGCTACGGTGGAGTACGCTTCAAGGAAAGTTTCAACCTCATTCCTTAAATAGTGATAAGAGGAAGATGGGTCAATAAGAAATTCCTCAAAGATGATTAAGGTCACTCCGGGATAAGCTGTTGACTTCTCTACAATCTGTGTGGAGAGTGTCATGCAGAATCCTGCAAGCTGTTCATCAATATAAAGCCCTTTTGCAGTAGACTTAAACTGATGGTCAGGGAACTCCTTAGCAACATCTGCAAAGAATGTTGGTACAGACTTCTTTAACTCTGTCTTGTACCTGCGTAGGTATACGAACTGTTCGCCCTTGGTCAAAAAATTCTTAATGACCCTTTTCTTTGCAGAGTAAGTTTTACCAATACCACGGCCACCCATTACCATCGTGAATAATGCGTTGTATGATAAAGCGCTATCTATATTATAATACATAACTGTTCCTTTCTTATGGCGGAAACAGGGAGTACATAAGCAAGGTAGCAAACCCAACCGCACCGGCCGGTTTCACCCGGTTGCTGTCCGGCACTGGTACTCATATACCACCCCTGCTCCTAATTCTATTATACAACTTTTCCATAAAAAATCAAGTTCGATAATTGGTAAATTTTATTTCGGCTTAATAGTGAACTCTTTGTCTGTTAATACTACGCCACCCCTGACACGCTCATGCATAAGTTTACCAGCAAAAGAAGAACCTATCTTAAAGTTATCAGGGGTTACATATTTATAGCAGCCTTTTGGCATACCTGCGCAAGTGATTTTCCAACCGTTACTTTCAGCATATTTCTCCGGGTCTTTCTTCTTAAATTCCTCTGCGCTCTTTCCACAGGGATGCTCCATGTAGGTTTTCTGTCTAATAAATACTGCTTCATCTGCTTGCATTTCATAATCCCAAGCACCCAATTTAACAGGGTCAACATCAAGATTATCGGGTATCTCATGTCCTATTAAATGTAAGCTATCAGTGTCAGCGTAGATGAATCTGTCATATACTTTTTGCGCTGCTGTGATGGTGGTGTATCTTGCCCATGCTGTGATATAGCAAGCCATCGGAATGTAAACAGGTTCACGCTTCTCCGGCTCACCGTCACGGTAGATAACCTTATCGCCCTCATAGTACGGTAGCTTGGAACGACAGCTTATCTTTAATCCGAACTTTCCGTAAAGAGCGTTAAGCATTAGCTTAGCGAGTGTTCGCATACCGGCGTTACCCTCTATGGTTGCTTCCTGTTTTACCTTAATCCACTTGTCGATATATTCTGTGAACATACCTGTTTTAGACTTAAACATATAACCACCAAGATATTCATATACATATACATCATAGTGAGTGAACAGCAATTCAAGGTCTACGCTTGTTAGAGTAAGAATAACATCTTCACCTTTTGTATCTGTGATATACTCGTTTGGAATAAAGCCAAGAGTGTTCTTCAACTGAATAGTAGGCAGCATACCTTTCTTAACCTTAAACTCACACCTAAGTCTTTGAACATAAAGAGGATAAACAGGGTTATTCTCATACTTGCCCTCAAACCTTACAGGTGTATCATATGGCAAAGGTCTGCTATACATCTGTGATGGGTAAAGGCTATTTACATCGAACACAGAAATTTTGCCCAACTTCTTTCCTTGGAATCTTGGGTTACAATAGGTAAATCCTCCCCTGTATGCCTTGCGAATAATAACATCATCATCCTCACTAACGGCAGGGAACTTATATCTGAACTTTAATTCACCACCCATGATTTTCTTATAGTCCGCAAGAGCATTAGAGCCTTGAGTAATCTTTGTCAGCCCCTCACCAAACATTGTGCTAAGAGCCATAGCAACTATGCGTACATCTCTCTTAATGTATTCGATTTCCTGTTCTGTTAAAATGTGCCCAACCTCACGCTTTGCCTTATAGTCAATTTCAAGTTTAGAGATAGGTAATTTGAAGCTCTTGGCTATTTCCTCAACGCTAAACGGAATAATCTTTAAGCTATCTATTATCTTAGTACAGATTTTGTTTCGTCCGCTTTTCTTGTGACAGATAGTTATAGTATAAAACACATTCATGTTACTAATAAGAGTAGTAAAAGTCTTTTTCTCCAACTCTTTAGCATCTTTAACAAAGGTGTAGCCATTACGAAACAGCCAATAGATTATGAACTCACCATCAAACTTGAGGTTGTGAAAGTACAGTGTGTTGTTGGCTGAGGATATTCTATCAAACATATCATCAATAGAGTTCCCAACCGTAGTAGCATAGTCACCCCCTATCTCACAAAGAGCATATGCCCACACCCGGCAATCCTCTTTATCTGTTGTGGTTTCAAAGTCGGCTGTGTATTTCAGAAGCTAATACCAAACACATCTTTAACTCCAATCGCAACCCCATATTCTGCGTCAGTTGTTTTGTCAGGATAAAGGAAAGAAATATCACCTAACAGGTCAGTGTAATAAGCGTACTGAAATTCCTCCGGGGATAACTTTTTTAGCGCTTTCAAAATATCTTTGGCTTCTTCTCGTCTTGCTGAACCTTTAATCTCCTTGTCAATTTCTTTAACTACATTTCGTTCAAAGGTTTCCAGATATGTTTTCTTGTATTCTTCCATCCGCTTCATTTCATCAAGATTAAGAGCCTTATCGTACATCTTATCTTTCCATTTATCATAATCGTACTGACTGCGGAATCGTTCAGGGTCTTTGTAAGTGTAAACTCTCTCACTGAATTTATCCATCCATTGAACCGGGTCAACATTAGAAACATTACCGCCCATGGTCACACCCTTTTCGTTTATCCACTCTTTAACTTCTTCAAGTTTTTCCCTTCCCCTGCGTTCGCTTTCATTACCAAGAACCATAAGTTCTGCCTGTTCGTTCATAGAATAAGATGCTCTATTCCGATAGCTTAACTCTCTTGGCGCTTCCATAAAAGCATCAAGTGAACGCTCCAATGAATCCGCATCATCCTGTGACATTAACTTCCTTACAGTTTCAGCAGGATTGATATTTCTTATCTTGGAAGTAGGGTTTAGGTTTGTGTTAATCCATCGTGCCAACTTATTTCGCTCTTTAATCTTACTTTGAAGTCTGGCTCTTTCAGCTTCGGAGATAGCCATGGATTATTCCTCCTCTGCATTAGCCATTTTGCACCCGCACCAAGGACAGTAAGGGCTTAATACTTCTTGTTCTTCACTCTCAAGAGGAGCCGTTGCGCAATTTGAGCATCTTGTGATTACATATTTCCCCCATGAACATAGTTCAGTTACTTCTATCCAAAAGGCTTCCATAACTTATTCCTCCCTTACTTTCTTATCGTTGTGCGGATAATCTTTTTCTTTAAGCCACTGACAAACCTCGTCATATTCTTCGTCAGTCAAACCCCAAATGGTTACTTGCCATACATTCTCACCAGCGGTATAGCCATTAAGGTTGTTGTTCTTCATGATGGCAGGATAATCTTTGAAGCTCTTGTTCACATCTACAAAGCCCTTGATGCCATTACACAATCCCTTAGCGCCATACTGCCACATGCCACAAGGTATAGCAGGTTTTCTATTCCAGTTGGCAATCCAAAAATCGTGTGCTTTAAGGTTTGTCTTTATCAGCTTATTGTTCATCCAATCTTCCGAGCAATAAATGCCAGCATAATAACCTGCTTCCTCAATCATTTCGCAAAATGCTTTAACACATGCTGTGCGTGTGATAGGGTCAAGGTTATCTGCTCTGCCAAGGTTCTGCCTGTGACCACTTTCCTCTGTGTCTATATAAATAGGATAGTCAACCTCTAACCCTCTAAGTCTTTCAAGGGTGAACAAGGCTTCCTCTTTGGCTTCTTCCTCTGTGATTGCTTGCGTAAAGAAGTAAACACCAAACGGAATACCTCTCTCAATACAACCATTAAGATTATACTTCCACCAGCCATCTTCTTTAAGAGTACCATCACCGTAACCACGATAGCCCACACGAATAATACAGAAGTCGGTGGCTGCTTTAACCTGCTTAAAGTCTATCTTGGAGTAGGTGTTGTTGGCATAGCTAATATCAATGCCGGTCTTGGTCATTTAAAATTCCTCCTTATAGAGTTAAAAATTGCCCCTGCGGTGGGATTAACACAGGGGCTTTGTTTTACTTAATTATTTTACTATCTATTAGATAGCTTTCAGGGTCATGGTCTTACGGCCTTTCTTGGTGCTAAGATTCTGAACCTCAACAGGCAGAGCAGGCTCCCAAGTAGGCTCACCAAATACGGCAACCAGCTTTTTAATAGCGGAGTAGATGCCGGAAGAAACACAGGTGTAGCTTTCGCCGTTCTCATCAATGAGAACCACACGAGCGTTGGCGGCCATCTCACCAGTTTCTTCGTTCATGTTCTCTACACGCTCGATAGAAATGTCGCAAATTCTAAGCTCCTTACCAACAAAGTCGGACAGCTTATGGTCAGGACTGTTAATGGCGTTATACATAGCCACGAGAGCTTCACGGTTATCGCCCTTAATGGAGCAGTAGGATTCAGTATTGTTAAGGTCAGTCAGTACGGTGTTATTCATGTGATAATCTCCTTTAATTAAATGATGTTAATGGATGAAATTACTTATCGGTAGGGTTGCGGTCGCAGGAAATCTCAGGTCTATTCTGAATCATGTGGGCGACAGAGAGGAACTCCTCAACGGTGCAACCGAACAGGTGAGAATCCTCAACGAAAGCATCAATGATAACGCTGTCGGTTTTCTTCAGGCCAAGCTGTTTCTTAACGATAGCAGCAGGGTTGCCAACCATGCCATCAACAGTGATGGACTGCGGAGCGGAAGTTTCGCCGTCAATAACGGTACGGAAAGTGATGGTGGTGTCCTTAACGATAGTGCGGGTAATCATAGTCATTTGAAATAATCTCCTTTGTTAATTAAAGTTTGTTGTAATATGCTGTTGGTTAATCCCACGACAGAGAGGTTTAATCCTCTCCGTTTCGCCGTTTACGGCTCATCAGGTGGGTTATCACTTTAAGAATTAAAGCCCAAATGAATAGTACGATGGTGGCGAATCCTGTGCAAACGAGTAGGGTTAAGAATATGGTGTTATGAAAGAGAGCCATCAGTCACCACCTACCCAACTGCCTTTAATGTTATACATCCTGTGGCCTGTTTCCAGCGATTCAATAAAGGAATAACGATTCATTTTCCTTGCAGGAACGAACTCGGAAAAACCGACAGAGTAAATGAAGAATCCTGAACCATCGCTGTCCACATTAACCTGCTGGGCGTTAAGTCTGCCGTTAAAGCCAAACTTGTAGCCAAGGACAAAGCCTTTATTGGATTTCATAGAGCATACAGTCATAATCTAACCTCCTTATGCATGATTACAGTCTTTACGAATACAGGAGAGCGGATTACACTCTTTAACCTGTGTCCATGCAAATGGCACTGTGCCAACTCTACAATATTTGCAATATGCCATCCCCTCAAGGTTATATTCAGGGTAGCAATCGTTAAATGAGAAGTCACACAGGGTACAAGGTTTTATATCTGTTGATATAATCATTCTTAATCACTCCTAAGAAAAGATTCACATTCCATCAGCAACCAACGATATTCTTTAACGGTGAGGTTGCCTTTGGTGTATAGGTGGTGGGTTTTAGCAAGAATTTTCTCAACCGAAAGAGGGGAATAAACCCCTCTTTTCATGTTCTCAATGCACCATCGGAGATAGTTAAAGTTAATCATAATTTTCTCCCATACGCATATGCTGCGAACACTAAAACAAGAAAACCAATGGCCGGGATAATAGTATCGTATAGCATTTGATTAACCTCCTTATTCGTTCACAAATGGGATGAATGGTTCATACTCGATGTGGGAACCTTGCTTATCTCTAACTCTACGATAGATGTTGAAGTTAAGGACTCTGTAATAGTGATTCCTTAGCCATACTCTGAACTTTGCAAGGTGTTGGGATGTGGTGGGGCTGTAATAGTCGAATACGAATAGGCGGTCGGTGGTGGGGATGTAAACGGCTACAAATGTAGAGTAGCTACGGAGTAGGATGGGGTAGCACTTAAAGAACTCGCTGTAATCGCAATAACAAATATCGGCCTTGCAATAATTAAGGGGTTCGTGGCGGGTAATGGTTAGCTCATTAACAGCGTTTAAGAATGTGGTGCGGGGTACAGCGGGATAAATAGTACCATCCATACGGCTTACATAGCAACCCTTAGCGTGGGCGCTTGCAATATATTCTTTGGTAACTCTCATAATTATTCTCCTTTATCTAAATGTTAAGCGGGAGAGGGCATTAGCCCTCACCGCTTTCTTTATTCTGACTTGCAGGACGCTGCACCGGAACGCTGTATTTCAGGAAGTCGCTAACCAGCATACCGCGCAATTCCTCGATGTATTCACAGCTTTCTACAATAATAACACAGCCCTGATTTGCCTTGTTGAGTTTTTCGGTTGCCTGTTCAACAGACATTTTGCCCTTAAACTGCGTGGCAATGGATTCGGTGAACATTGTAGGTTTGCCGTTCTCAACCTTTAGGGCGGTTCTTGTGAACTTAACTAGGGTATCAGAGAGGGTACGGGTGATGTAGTTGCTGTTTGCGGTGATGATTTCGTTAGTCTTGTTTTCATTGTAATTCTCCTTTTTTCAATTCTGTTTAATGTGAACGGCCACTCTGTATTTTGCATTCCGGCTTGTGACGGACAAAGGCTACATTAACCGGGGCAAAGCCCCTTTATTCTATATCAATATCAAAACGGCCAGGGCAAGCGATATGCTTATAAGCGTCTGCCGGGTTGTCAACCTGTTTCATGGTGTAATCTTTCCATATAATCAGCAGCATGCCAGGGCGATAGCCGATACCTGCGATATTGGAATATGGAACGGTATCACCGTTCTGATATGTAATTTCTACCTGCTTGTCGCTTGTGTATAATGTTACCATAATTTTACCTCTTTCCAATTTAATCCATAGCGATGCTAACCACCTAATTGGTAGTTCCTGTATTACAGGCTTTGCCAGCCTGTCCGACCCTGTCACTCTCCGGAAGCCCTTTCCCTCTCCCTGTAGCTATAGTATAGCACACCCACGCCCCGGATGTGTGAACAAACTGT